GTTTTTTATGGGACAAACTACTGTTTTTAGCATGTTGGGGTCGGCTATTTGACCAGATGTGACGCGCTCCATTTTCCTAGCTACAGGATTTTTCAATGATTTTAGTTATTTATGAAAATCCACGTATATTTAATGTAAGGTTTGACATTAACCAAACGCTTGTTGGCACAGTTTTTTATGGGACAAACTACTGTTTTTAGCATGTTGGGGTCGGCTATTTGACCAGATGTGACGCGACAAGAAGTACCGAAGTGGTGTATCCGGTCCCAAAACTTGAGCGAGGCAGGCCCGAAATGCGAAACGACGACATCCTCTACATGCAGACAGTCCTGGAGCGGCCAAAAAATAGGGCTTTGACCAAGGACCACTACTGCCCCGGGCAGAACGGCGACCAGGACGTGATACCCGCCGGCTTTGAGTGGGACGGTTCCAGCTCCGGGATACTCGCGCCTATCTTCCCCCGCCACAACCACCCTATTGCCTCCTGCCGACACGACTACCGCTGCGGTAAAGCGAAGTGCCCGGAGGACAGAAAATGGGCCGATGAGCAGTTCGAGAAAGACGTTGGCGAGACAAGTTGGTGGATCACCAAGAAGGTCGGGTATATCGGGGTTCGGGTTGGCGCGTTTTTCGGGATTGGGGTGAACTACTGATGTGGAACGATAAGGCCCTCGCAATTCCCTGTCTGGCGATTCTCGCCGTAGCCGAGTTCGTGTACGCCTACTTCGCGCACACACAGCCCCAGACCACCACGATCATCGCCACAGCCATGGCTGCGCTGGTCAGCGGCTCGTCCATGAGGGGGAAATGATGATCGGTCCCGTTGTCACAGGCCAAGAATTGCGCGCTATCCTCCAAGAGGAGTACCCGCGGGCCTACACACCGGCCATCGACCGCCGGTATTTTCTCCCTTCTGAAGATTTCGCCCGCAAGCAGCTCGTCGGCATGACGATCAAGGATTACGGGTTCAAGCCAGATGTCTTCGACTGCGACGATTTTTGCATGGTGCTCCTGGGCCGCGTGCGCGAGCGCCAGTTCAGGGAGAAGTGGGCGCACCCCGCGGCCATCGGCGTGGCTTTGGGCACTCTCAAGAATGGACAAAACCACGCTACGAATGTAGCAGTCACGGATATTGAAACGGTGGTCTGGCTGGATACCCTGGGCCACGACATGGAAGGTTTCAACCCCAGGCTTATCTGGATTTAGGAGGATTTTATGCCACTCGGAGATCGCGTTTTAGACAACGGCTTGACCGTGCTGGACACCGAGGCCAACCGCCTCGACATCTGCAAAACCTTGCCCACCACCTACGCCGAGGCGACCTCGACGTACACGGTTGGCAACAAGTTGAATCCGTCTATCGGCGCCCCGGCCGCGGCCACGCCGAACGGGCGCAAGGTGACGGTGGCCCAGATCACGGATGGCACCGTGACAGCGACGAGCACCGGGACCGGTGACGACGCCGAGTTCTGGGCCATCACGGACACGGTGAACTCGCGTCTGCTCGCTGCCGGGTCGCTGGCCGCCGGCCAGATGGTGACGAGCGGCAACACGTTCACCCTGGCCGCTTTCGACATCCGCATTCCGAGCGAGTGATGAGTTACTCTGAGCGCGGCCGCCACAACCCTTTTGACGCCTACATGGCCGGGGCGTGCTTTTGGTTTACGCCCAGGCAGCTCATCCTCCTGGGCGATAGGCTTGAAGGCTTTATCCCGGACGGCCCGGTGGACGCGGAGGCGTACCGGGACATGCAGGAGATGGTGGCGTATGAGTCCGAAATCAAACGAAAGAAATATCTCGGAGGTCAATTATGACCCATGCTGAAATCCGCGAGGCAGTCGCATCGCACCCTGATTGGGAGGGTAAAACCCATGGCGAGATCGCGGCCCTGCTCAACCAGCCGGTGGTCCAAGTGGTGTCCTTTCACGCTGGCATCGGGACGATTCTGTCCGTCCTGGGCCCGGTGGACGGACCCGCTGTGTTGAACCAGATCGAGTCCTTGAAAGCGGCCGACCCGGCCATCAAGTGGGGATGGTATCTCATCGAACGCGGCGACCTCGACTTCGGCGACCCTGTGACAAGGGCGATGATCGACAAGTTGGTGGCCGAGGCTGTCATCACCCCAGAGATTGGGGCGAAGCTGAAGGGCCTTGCCGAGCAGACCGTGAGCGCGAACGTGACCGCCCAGCAGGTCATCGACGCGATGGAGGGCATGTAAATGGCAACTGAAAAATGGGCTGCGTATACTTCACGCGGCAATGTCCTTTCGACCGAGTTGAACGCCCTCGCCAACGCTGGCCGCAGCGCCGCAGGCGTCGAGATCGACAACGGTGTGAACCTCGACATGTACGGCGTGCTGGAGCTTCAAGTGACTTTCGGCGTTGCCCCGTCTGCGGGTGGTTATGTCGAAATCTATATGGTCACTGCGCCTGACGGGACGAACTACGAGGACGGCTCAAACACGGTCGACCCCGGAACGCACAAGTTGGTTGACCGCATCCCCGTCCGCGCCGTCACGACCGCCCAACGGCTGACCGGACGCATGATTCCGCTGTTGCCGGAAAAGACGAAATTTCTGCTCTACAACGGCAGCGGACAGGCGTTCCCGGCTAGCGGCTCCACGCTGGCCCTCTACACCACGAACCGCACGGTGGCGTAATGCGCCCTGGAAGCTGGAATATAGATCGATCGCATCCGCTGGCCCAAGGGCTAGTTAGGGCGCTGCTTTTTTCCGAAAAAGTTGGCGGCCCAGTCGATGCTGTTACGAACGCGATATACCCGCTTGGCGGGGCGGCGCTCCCAACGTGGGATTATGGGGGGATGAAGTTTAACGGCGCTGTTGGGACAACGTCATATGTAGACATTGCCGACGGTCCAGTTATTGGCGCAAATCAAGATTTGTCTGTATTCTGTGCTATCCGTAACGCCGGTTATGCAAACGTAAGCCAGCACTATGGTGAGGTAATATATTGCGAGAGGGCCGCTACTGGCAACGACATATTTAAGGTCCAAATGGGCGGCACCATTTCATACGATAGGGGGTCGCGTGCGCATTTTATATGGAGGAACGATGCAGGAAATCTAATGGAAGTTCGCGGAGGCGAGATTGCGGACGGACTTCCGCATACAATCGCGCTAGTAGTTGCTGGTACTTCTGTGAAGTTGGTTACAGACGGAACGAGAATAGATAATGGTACGCGAGTTGTTGGTTCATTTACAAACGCCAACATAAAAAGCAGAGTGTGCGGTGATGCTGCGTCGTTGCCGGGGTCTAATAACGACGGTTATCTTGATTTATTATTGCTGTACAACCGCGCCCTCTCCCCCGCCGAAATAGCCATTCTCGCTGACCGCACCGACCCCATGCTCGGCGGCCTGATCGTTGAAGAGCGGCCTGTACTGTATTTCGACATGGGCGGGGCTGGCACGGACGCCCTGACAGCCAATGACCTTGTTGTCGGCGGTCCTGTCCTCGGCACCCCCGCCATAGGTCAGATTCACGCCCTCACCGCCCAAAGCCTCGTCGTGGGCTCTCCTGTCCTTGGCGCTCCTGCTCTTGGCCAGATTCACGCCCTCACCGCCCAGGACCTCGTCGTCGGCTCCCCGGTCCTCGGATCGCCGGCTATCGCGCAGATTCACGCGCTGACTGCTCTTTGGCTGACGGTTGGCGCCCCTGTTTTAGGGGCCCCGGCGTTGGGGGACTACTCGTTTCGTCCCGTGTTTGGGTCTACTCTTTCTTTTACCGCCGTTCGGGGCAGCCGTTTGGAGCTCATCGCTACACGGGCGGCCAACCCGCAGTTTGGGAGGCAATGATGTACGCGGGAGATTACCTAACACTTGAATTTACGGCGAAGGAAGAGTCCGGGGCCGCTCTGAACCTGACGGGGTTGACGCTGAAGTGGTCCCTCGGCAGGACCAGTGACGGCCCACCGTTGCTGGCAAAGACCATCGGCTCCGGGATTACGGTTACAGACGCCGCCGCGGGCAAATTCACGGTAGCCCTGGACCCGGCCGACACGCTCAAGTTCAGCGGAGGCTATTACCACGAGGCCAAGGCTTTTGACGTTTCGCGTCCGTACACGATATTCACGGGCCAGATCACTTTCGAAACCACCCTCATCCGATAGGAGCAGCGGATGCCGCCGAGCGATGACGACATCAAGGACCTCTGGTCTACCATCGACGACATGAGAACCATCCTGGCCAAGAATGGGATGTCCTTGTCCCGCATCGAAACCCTGCTTTCCGAGCGGTGCACCATCCGCGGAAAAACGCAGGAGGACCTGGAATCCCGGGTCAAAATCCTGGAGCAAAGACTCTGGTGGATGGGCGGGGCCGCGGCCGGGGCCGCCGCCGTGCTGAATTGGGTGTTGACGCACCTTTCCGGGGGAGCCCATGGGTAAGGTTGTCAATCAGCGCGAGCTGTCCGAGCTTCTGGGCGTGTCGTCCAACACCATCGCAGCTTGGCGCTCCGAGGGGATGCCCTGCCTGGCCACAGCCGGCAAGAAGGGCGAGTCTTCGCGCTACGATACCGAAGAGGTCTTCGAATGGGTCAAGGGCCGCGCGGCCCGGACGCAGTCCACGGACAACATCGACGCAAAGTACGAGCAGGCCCGCCTCACGAAGCTCAAGGCGGATAACGAGGCCCTGGACGTGGCCCTGAAAGAGGGCTCCCTCATCGAGGCCGCGGCCGTGGCGGATGTGTGGGAGCGCCTGCTTGGAAATTTTCGGGCTCGGATGTTGGCCCTGCCGGCGGCCCTGGCCGATGAATTGGCCGTCCTGGATGACCCACGCGAGGTCCAGGCAGTGCTGAAGGTTACGATGAATCAGGTACTTGAGGAATTGGCGAACACGGATGTTGACGAGATTTGCCCCTGCGCTGAAGAAAACATTACGCAGTAGCCTGGCCGTACTCCATCCGCCTGCGGACCTGACCGTCTCCGAATGGTCGGACAGGTTCCGCATGTTGTCGCCCGAAGCCTCCGCGGCCCCGGGCAAATGGCGCACGGACAAGGCGGAGTACCAGCGCGGCATTATGGACGCCTTCTCGGACGCCTACGTCGAAACCGTGGTCATCATGTCTTCGGCCCAGATCGGCAAAACGGAAATTGTTAATAATATCGTGGGTTACTTCATAGATCAGGACCCTTCGCCCATGCTCGTCGTCCAGCCGACGCTCGACATGGGCCAAGCCTGGTCGAAGGACCGCCTGGCCCCGATGCTGCGGGACACCCCCGCGCTTCAGGGCCGGGTCAAGGATGTGAAGTCGAGATTTTCCGACAACACCATCCTGCACAAGAAATTCCCGGGCGGGCATCTGACTGTGTGCGGCGCGAATAGCCCCTCTTCGCTCGCATCCAGGCCCGTCCGGGTTGTCCTTTGCGACGAGGTAGACCGTTACCCGCTGTCCGCCGGCTCCGAAGGCGACCCGGTCAACCTCGCATGGAAGCGCGCTACCGCCTTCTGGAACAAGAAGCGTCTGCTCTGCTCGACGCCCACGATCAAGGCGGACCCGGCCAACGGGACCGGGTCGCGCATCGAGCTGGCCTTCGACAACTCCGACAAGCGGTATTTCTTCCTGCCCTGCCCGCATTGCGGCCACAAGCAAGTCCTGAAGTGGGCCAACGTCCATTGGCCCGAGGGGCACCCCGAGGAGGCCCGGTACCACTGCGAAGAGTGCGGCGCCGAATGGTCCGAGGCGCAGCGCCGGGCCGCCATCCGGCACGGGGAATGGGTGGCCACGGCTCCCTTCCACGGGACGGCCGGGTTCCACATCTGGGAAGCCTACTCGCCGTTTTCCTCCTTGGCCAAGATCGCCATTGCGTTCATCGAGGCCAGGAAGATGCCCGAAACGCTCAAAACATGGGTCAACACCGTCCTGGGCGAATCATGGGAGGAAGAGGCATATCAGGTTGAGTCCACCCCGCTCATGGAGCGCCGGGAGGACTACGGCCCGGAGGTTCCCGAAGGCGTGGCGGTGCTGACGGCCGGCGTGGACACCCAGGACGACCGCCTGGAGGTGGAAGTGGTGGGCTGGGGCTTGGAGCATGAGTCTTGGGACGTGGACTACCGCATTTTCTACGGCGACCCGAACCGCCCCGAGGTTTGGCAGGACCTCCTGGACTACTTGAGGACGCCCCTTGTTCACGCCTGCGGGGCCCAAATGAAGATCGAGGCGACGTGCGTGGATACCGGAGGGCACTGCACGGAGGCGGTCTACCGCTTCTGCAAGACGAACGAGCGGCACCGCATCTTCGCGGTCAAGGGCAACCCGAACCCCGGCCAACCCATCGTGGGCAAGCCGAGCAAGCGCAACAAGGGCAAGGTCAAGCTGTTCCCGCTCGGCGTAGATTCGGCCAAGGAACTGATCTACTCGCGCCTGCGGATTCAGGAGCCCGGCCCCGGGTACTGCCATTTCCCGCTGGACCGTGACCAGGAGTTTTTCGACCAGCTCACCGCCGAGAAGCGCACGACGAAGTACGTGCAGGGACGGCCGAGGTTGGTCTGGACGCAAACACGGAAGAGAAACGAGGCCCTGGATTGCAGGGTTTACAACGTGGCCGCGTATCTCATTTTGAAACCCTCCATCCAGGCGCTCTTGAAGCGCCTGGCGGCGCGGGCCCAACGGCAAACAGTCCCTGCGCTTACCCCTGCGCCCAAGCCGGAGCCGCCGGTGCTGCACGAGGAGAAAGTGCCGGAATCCGTCGTACCGAAGAAACGTGTAACCCGTCGCCGTAGCGGCGGATTTGTGCATGGGTGGTAACTATGCCGACGCCTGAATCTTTCATTCGAGGGCTGAACGTGGATTGGGTCCTGGAATCCGCGCAATACCCGGCAACAGACGGGTGGGTGATCGAATACGCCATCGTGAGCGCCACGGAACAGCACTCTTTCACGTCCACGACCGTGGACGGGAAGCACAAGGTCGTTCTTGACGCTGCGACAACGGGGGTCTACGGGGCGGGAGAGTATTTCTATCAGGCGGTCGCCAAGAAAGACACGTCCGCCTACCCGGTTGAAACGGGGACGCTCCTTGTCAAGCCCAATTTCAAGGACCTGACTTCCGGCTACGATGCTCGGCCGCACGTCAAGAAGGTCCTGGACGCCATCGAGGCAACCCTGGAAGGCAAGGCCAGCAAGGACCAGGCCCGCTACATCATCGGGAGCCGCCGCCTGGACCGCTACACCTTCGAGGAACTGCTGGTCCTGCGGGACAAGTACAGGGCCGAGTGGAAGTCCTACCAGCGGGCCGAGAAGCTGAAGCAAGGGATCGGGGGCCGAAACGTCGTCTTGGTGAGGTTCTAAACTATGGGACTCTTTGATATTTTCAAGCGCAAGAAGCCGCAGTCGAAGCCTCGCCCTTACGTTGTCCGGGCCTACGCCGGCGCCGACGGGGGACGCCTCTTCGGGTCCTGGACCGCGACGGACAGTTCCGCCGACGAGGCCGTTCAGTACCGGCTTCGCACCCTTCGAAACCGCGCCCGGCAGCTCGCCGAGGACAACGAGTACATCAAGCGGTACCTCTCGCTTCTGAAGACCAACGTGGTCGGCCCCAACGGTGTGATCCTCCAGGTCAAGGCCAAGGACTACCGCGTGGACGGCACCGCCAAGCTCGACACCAAGGCCAACGCCTGGCTGGAGGAGGGCTACAAGAGGTGGTGCAAGAAAAAGTGGTGTTCTGCCACCCGCCGCCACAACATGGTCACGATGCAGAACCTTGCCATTTCCTCGATTGCCCGGGATGGCGAGGTTTTCGCTGTTCGGGTTCGGGAGAAGGACAAGAGCAACCCTTACCGCCTCTCTGTCAAGATGCTCGAAGCCGACTACCTGGACGAGATGTACGATTCCGAGCTGACCAACGGCAACATCATCCGCATGGGCATAGAGCAGACGCCCGAAGGCCGGCCAGTGGCCTACCACTTCTTCAGGGCCCACCCTGGCGACCGCAAGGGCATGGTCACGATGAACGAGCGTGTGCGCGTCCCGGCCGAGGACGTGCTCCATCTGTTCCTGCCGGAACGCCTGTCCCAGACCCGCGGCGTGCCATGGTTCCACGCCTCTCTCCGCAGGACCAAGATGTGCGCCGGCTACGAGGAGGCCGAACTGGTTGCGGCCCGCGTGGGCGCGAGCAAGATGGGCTTCTACGTCAACCCTGACGGGGACGCCGGGGAGTACGGAGAGGAAGACGAGAATGGGGACTTCGTGGAAGAGATGCAGCCGGGCACATTCGGGGTTGTCCCACGAGGCTACGACTTCAAGGAGTGGGACCCCAAGCACCCGGCTGACGCCTTCGACAAGTTCTTGAAATTCAATCTTCGCGCCATCGCCGCCTCGCTGAACGTGGCGTATCCGAACCTGGCTGCGGACCTGGAGGGCACGTCCTACAGCTCCATCCGCCAGGGTACGCTGGACGAGCGTGACGTATGGACGCTTCTGCAAAATTGGCTTATCGCCGAACTCATGGAGCCGGTCTATGAATGGTGGCTTGAAGCCGCCCTCATTACCCAGACAATCCCGCTCCCGTTGGCGAAGTTCGACAAATTCAACGCCCCCGTGTTCCGCGGCCGTCGCTGGCAGTGGGTTGACCCCGAAAAGGACGCGAAGGGCGACGAGGTGGCCATGCTCAACGGCTTCAAGACGTTGACCCAGGTTGTGACCGAAAACGGTGGCGACATCGAGGAACACCTCGCGGAACTCGCTTTTGAGAAGGAAAAGCTGGAGGAACTGGACATCCAGCTTCCCTATCTCTCACCCAAACAGCCCACGCAGGCCCAGGAGGAAGGCAATGCCGGAACAGAAAACCCTAAAGAGTAAGGCGCTGTTCAGGGACTTTTCCCTGGATCGCACCGCTGTCGATGAAGAGGCCAGGACCGTAAGTATTTCCTTCTCGTCCGAACACCCGGTGGAACGGTGGTTCGGAACGGAAGTGCTCGATCACGCGCCCGAGTCGGTCAACCTTGGCCGGTTGAACGACGGGGCCCCGCTGCTGCTCGGGCATAATTGGGACGACCAGATTGGGGTCGTCGAAAATGCGTCCATCGGCGCCGACAAGGTAGGCCGCGCTCTCGTCCGCTTCGGGAGAAGCGCACGCGCGCAGGAAATCTTGCAGGATGTCATCGACGGGATCAGGACCAAAATATCGGTCGGCTACCGCATCGACGAAATGGTCCTGGAGAAGTCGGACAAGGAAACCGGCGACACCTACCGGGCTACCCGGTGGACGCCGCACGAAATCTCCATCGTCCCCATTCCAGCCGACCCCAGCGTCGGCGTTGGCCGGGGCGCGGAGGTCGAACACGAAATCGTCGTCCGGGGCCTTCCCGGCGAAACACCCACGGAAGAATCCCCCGAGGAGGAAAGAGAAATGCCTGACATCACTGTTGAAGAAGTCCGCAAAACCGAGGCCGCTGCCGTCCGCGAAATCATCGCCCTTGGCGAGAAGTGCGATTGCCGCGAAGACGCCATGAAGTTCATCGCCGACGGGAAGTCCCCCGACGAGTTCCGCCAGTTCGTGCTGGAATCCAAATGGGGCAAGACCGGCGCCATCCGCGAGGTTCAGGACACCCCTGATCTGGGCCTGACCGAGAAGGAAGCCCGCAGCTACTCGTTCCTGCGCGCCATGAACGCCGCCGCTTCCGGCGATTGGAAGCAGGCCGGCTTCGAGATGGAGTGCTCCCGCGCCATGGCCGACAAGCTGAAGCGCGACCCGCAAGGCTTCTTCATCCCGCACGACGTTATGACCATTGACGGCAAGCGCGACTACGTGTCCATCGGTCTGATCAACAGCACCGGCGGAAAGACCGTCGCCACCGACCTTCTGGCCGGGTCCTTCATCGAGATGCTTCGCAACTCCATGATGGTCAAGCAGATGGGTGCCCGCACCCTGGCCGGCCTGGTTGGCGACATCGCCATTCCGCGGCAGACCGGCGGCGCGACGGCCTACTGGCTGACTGAAGACCAGAACTCCACGGATTCCGTGCAGGCTTTCGATCAGCTCACGATGACCCCGAAGACCATCTCCGGTCAGACCCAGGTCACTCGCAAGCTGCTCATGCAGTCCAGCATCGACGTGGAGAACCTGATCCGTCAGGACCTCGCCACCACCCTGGCCCTGGCCATCGACGTGGCCGCCCTGCACTCCGACGGCACCGGCAACCGTCCCAAGGGCATCGTCGGTACCTCCGGCATCGCTACCGTGGCCCTCGGCGCCAACGGCCTGGCCCCGGCCTACGCCAATATCGTGGACATGGAAACCGAGGTTGCCGTGGACAACGCCCTGTTCGGCAGCGTGGGGTACCTGACCAACGCCAAGGTTCGCGGCACGCTGAAGAAGACCTTCATCAACACGACCGGCGGAGAAACTCCGGTTTGGCAGAAGGGCGAGGGCCCGGGTTGGGGCGAGCTGAACGGCTACCGCGCCGGCGTGTCCAACCAGGTTGCGAGCAACCTGACGAAGGGCACCAGCTCCGGTGTGTGCTCCGCCATTTTCTTCGGAAATTGGGCGGACTTGCTGATCGGCATGTGGGGCGGCCTGGATGTGATCGTCGATCCTTACAGCGGTAGCTCCAGCGGTCGTATCAAGGTCGTCATGTTCCAGGACCTCGACATGCTGATCCGCCACCCCGAGTCCTTTAGCGTCATCCTCGATGCGCTGACCGCCTAGTGCTGACGACAACCAACGCGGGGGCGCTCAATGGAGCGTCCCCGCGCAACGATAACGAGGGGAATACCATGAAATGCAAAGCACTGCGTAGCTTCCTGCACAAGGGCGAGGTCATCGAGGCCGGCCAGATCGTGGACATCCACGAGTACGAAGCGGCCACCCTGATCCGGTTTGGACGCCTGGCCGAGGTAGCCGAAGACCCGGCCGCCGACCTGTCCGCTATGAAGAAGGACGAACTCCTGGCCCTGGCCGCCGAGCGCGGCATCGAGGCCAACCAGACCATGAAGAAGGACGAAATCATCGCCCTGCTTCAGTTTTGAGGTGAAGTATGCCCGTTTTCGCGCCTGAAGACCTCCCCATGTTCTTCGAAGATTTCGGCGAGGTAGCCACGTTCAAACGCCGTGGTAGCTCCGCGGGCCAGACAGTGCGCGCCTCCTTCGATGAAGGCAAAGCCCTTGGTATGGGTGGGGACTCGGGCGAGGACGCGGACGAAATCATGCGCCCTGGCCTTGGTGAATATACCGTGATCTACCTCGGCCAGGACCAAATTTCCACACGGCCCGCCTATCAGGACAAGGTTGTCCGGTCTGGCGGCGACGTGTTCACGATCATGCAGGCGAAAGCGGAAGACGGCCTTTGGAAGGTATGGGCCGTGTCCGACGCGAGGGCTTCGTTCTGATGGCCAAGGTAATCCCGCTCTATAAGACGAACGACGCCGCCTGGGTGAACATCGAGGACCTGGCCACGCCATACCTTCGGTATCTCCAGGCGACGTTCCCGCGCGAGATGAAGTCGGCCATGAAGTCCCTCGGCTGGTTTCTGCGCGGCAAGATCGTCGAGGGCCTGCAAACGTCGAGCCCGGGCGGAAGACGGCTTGCCCCGCTCTCGCTCATTCAGCGGGTGCGCCTCTTGGACGCCGTCAAGACCATCAAGCGCCGCAAGAAGCGCGCGGATTGGGCGCGGGGGACCGGAGCACGGGGCCGGTATAGCCATTTTGCCTATTACACTCCTGCGCGCGTTCCCGGCGGGGCTACAGAGAAGCCCTACGGCCGGAAGATGGCCAAGGCCGTCAGGTATTTCTATGACGACCCCGCAAAGTCGGTCCACATCGGGTGGATCACATCTACCGCGTCCTCCTTCGGCCGGGCCTTGGCCGCCGGCAGGCGCGGCGCGAAGCACCAGTGGGAGAACATGGGTTCCCAGACCGTGACCGCCAGGATGAGCAAGCTGTTTGCGGCCGCTGGCATATTCGTGAAGCCCGGCAAGCAACTGAAGACACCGGCCCGCCCCGTGGTGGACCCGATTTTCCAGAAATACAAGGGTGAAATTCCGCGATACCTTGAAGACAAGGTGTCCAAGTGGCTTGCCCGCAGCCTTTCCAGATCGCTCACCTACACCGCGGGGCGCGCCATCATGGGCAACACCCCCGCCTTCCGCTACATGGCGAGGAACGCAGCATGATCGCAATGCGAGACATCATGGACCGGTTCGCCACCACGTTGGCCGGCACCGCCGCGCTGGACGCCTGGTGTCAGGCCAAATTCGGCAAGGACGCCACCATCTACGTCGGGTTTGATGTGCGCGAGCCGCCCGGCGAAGCCGACACGCCTTTCATCGTTATCCAGCCAGGCGCGGCCAGCGAGGGCGACGAGATGGGGATGTTCAGCTACATCGTGACCGTGGATTGGGGCATCGTTGTCGATACATCGACCACCACGGGCCAGATCAAGGAAATGGATGGGCTCAAGCTCTCGGATGAGCTTGGACGCATCATTCTCGATGCTCTCCGGGGGGCGAGCAGCAACGTGTCGCTGTCGTCGTGGACCTACACGATTGAGCCGGTGGAGTTCTTCCCCATGATCTTGGCCGGCGTGTCTTTCACCATCAACGTCCCGCACCTCATTGGCGGGGCCGTAGCCCTCTAGGAGGACCGAACCATGTCAATGGCAAAAGGCTATCTGTCTACCCTCGCCCTGGATTTTGAAACCACGTTCGGCGTCGATCCCGGCGCCCCCAACGGTCTGGCCATGCCGATCAACAGCTTCGACGTGAAGGCCAACCGCAACCTCAACAGTGCCCAGACCTTGACCGGCAACCGCAACCCGGTTGAGCCCTTCGCCGGCAACACCGTGGTGAACGGCTCCGCGGTCATCCCCGTGGATGTGCTGGCCATGGGATACTGGCTCAAGGCCATGTTTGGCGCGCCGACCACCACGGGCACCGGTACGTACACTCACACGTACAAGATCGGCACGAGTCAGCCGTCCATGGTCCTGGAAAAGAAGTTCGCCACCTCGACCCCGACCTATGCCAAGCTGAACGGCTGCAAGGTCAGCAAGTTCTCCATGGCCGTCGGCGGTGACGGCGAACTGACCGCAAACCTGGACATCGAGGGCGCGAAGGAAACCGTGGGCGCCACCGCGTATGATGCCACCCTGACGGCCATCGCGTTCACGCGCTTCAACAATTTCCAGGCCACCCTGAAGGAAGGCGGTTCCACCTTGGCCAACGCCACGGAGTTCAGCTTCGACCTCGACATGGGCCTGGATACCGAGGTCTTCGTTATCGGCGGCAGCGGCCAGCGCGGCGACATCCCGGAAGGCATCGTAACCGTTTCCGGCGCCCTGAAGCTGCTCTTTGAAAACACCACCCTGCTCAACAAGGCCATCAACTCCACGGAAACATCCCTGGAACTGGCCCTGACCAACGGCACGAACGTCCTGCGCTTCACCTTCCCGGAAGTCCTGCTCCAGATGCAGACCCCGGGCATCACCGGGCCCAAGGGCGTCATGCTTGAACTTCCCTGGACCGCGTATTATGGGAACGATGCAGGCGCGAGCGCCATCAAGGTGGAACTCATCAACAGCCAGGCGTCTTACGCATAAACTCTAACTGATTGAGGGGCACAACTATGGCAAAGAGTTTCGAATCCAAAGCCACCGGAATTACATTCGAAGTCCGCCCGCTGACCCGCGGGGAAATCCGCAAGCTGCGGGAACAGGGCGTGGACATCTTCAACTTTGACAGCGAGGCCGCCCTGCGGAACATCGACCCTATCCTGGATATGGTGTTCCCGGGCAACGCCAACCTCGACAACCTCCCGTTCCAGGAAGCCACGCTGGTCTACCGGGCCATCATGGAAGAGACGTTTGGGACGGAGGAAGAGGTAAAAAACTCGTAGCGGTTTGGGGGTGGGTAACTGGCGACGGGGCAGAATACTGCAAGACCTGTCGCCAGACCCAGGCCCAAACCGGAACTGTTGAAGATTGCTGCGCGTGCGAGGGCAGATGCCCGGACCTCGCCGCTTCGAACAAGGAAGCCTGGACCCTCTTGACCTGGGGTCAAACCCAGATGAGGGCCGGCGGATTTGGTGTGATGGGGTTCGACTATTTGGCCCTGCGGATGGTGGCCCAGACTCTCGGCATCTCCATCCGGCCCGCCACCTTGCGGAAGATTCAGGCGGTGGAACAGGTGATCCTGAAAAAGCAGGGAGAAAAGAAGGATGGCTGACAACACCGTCAGAATCATAGTCGGGCTCAAAGACGATTTCAGCCGCGGTATCTCCCGCGTCACAAACTCCCTCGAAGACATGCGGCGGCGGGTTTTCTCGCTACAATCCGCCCTCGCTGTCTTTGCCGGCGGCGCGGTCCTGAAGGGCTTCGTCGATACGGCCGCCCAGATGGACAAGACGCTTGTTCTGCTCAAGCGCTTGGAAGGCAGTTCCGAGTCGGCCAGGGCGAGCTTCAACTGGATGCTCGACTTCGGCCGGAACAATGCCTCCGTTGCCACCATCAACGAATTTCAAAACGCCTTTGTCAAGCTCAAGGTTGCGGGACTCGACCCGGCCAAGGGCAGCCTCCAGGATTTAACCGACGCCGTGGCCGCGTTTGGCGGCGGCGCGGACGATCTCCAGAAGGCCACCATCGCCGTCTTCCAGATGGCGGGCAAGGGTTCGATCAACATGGAAGAGCTGCGCCAGCAGCTCGGCGAGCGCATTCCTACGGCCATCAAGATCATGGCCCGGGAACTCAACATCCCCGAGGAGCGGCTCAACAAGCTGACCGAGACGGCTTCCATTACTGGGGACCGCACGAGGATCGCCCTGGAGGCCCTGTTCCGCGGGTTCCGCAAGGACTACGGCGGCGCGGCCAAGGACCTGTCCACGACTTGGGAGGGCATGATAAACCAACTCAAGGTGAAGTGGGAGCTGTTCAAGATAAAGGTCATGGACTCCGGCCCGTTCCAGAAGCTCAAGGAAACGCTTCAGGAGTTCATCCGCTGGCTGGATTCGCCCGAGGGTATGCGGGTGATGGAAGCGGTGGCCAAGGACATCGCGCAGTCGTTCTTGGACATGGCCACCGCCGCGAAAGCCGTGGTTCAGAACATGGACAAGATCACGGAGGCCATCGGCGGCATCATCAAGAAATGGACCGACCTCCCGCAGGGGCTCCGGGACTTCATCGTGGCCGGCGCAGTTACCGCGTATGTCACCAAGAACCCGTGGGCGTCTCTAGCGGCGGGGGCCGGGTACAGCCTGGAGATGGCACGCGAACGGTACGTCGTGGAGAATAATCTCCTCCCTCCTGTGCAGGGCAACACCGTTCGCCGGAAGATTCCGAAACCGGGTGACCTAGGAACGCCTGAAGGAGCCCTCCGGGCCTCGATGAGGCAGATGGACGACCTTGATGCCCAGCGCACCCGCAACCTCCAGCAGTGGGACCTGAACAAGCCGTACTCCTTCGATGCGTCCAAGTGGGGTGTCAACGCCGACAAGGCGGCCAAGCAGGCGGCCGCCGCCTTGGAGCAGTTCCGCCAGGCCGTCCGCGAGGTGAACAAGGAGTTTGCCGAGATTCAGGGCGACCAATCCGCCGTCTGGCTGGCCGAGTGGGAGGATAGGTTTCAGGACCTCCACACCCGAATTATGAAGGGGTCGAACGGCGCGGAGCGCGAGGCCGCGTTGGAACGGCTCAAGGCCGCCGACCAGGCAACCCGGGCGGCCATCACCGCCGGGTACAAGACCATGGTCGAGGCCAAGGAGGACGTGGACAAGTTCAAACGCGAGCTGGCCGCGTTCGACACGGACAACCCGCGCGAAGACGACCGCCTCAAGATGGAGGAACGGCTAAAAAAGCTGCTGGAGCTGAACCGTCAGAACGCGCAGTTCGGCATTACCGCATCCGAGGCGGAAAGGTACCGCGCGTCACAGAACGCGGCCTGGCAGAAGGAGCTGGACAAGCAGAACCTCGAAACCAAGAGGTCTTTTTACAATGAGTACATTCGGATCGCTGGCGAGGGCTTCGCGGTCATCGAGGATTCCATCCTCCAACAGGCCCAGGTGTTCCGCAACGCCAAGATCAGCGAGGCGCACATCGCGCAGTGGGTCGAGTACCAGAAATTGGAGTACAGCCGGGAATGGGCCGACGGAGCGAAGAGGGCTCTGCATGAGTACGCGCTGTCGGCTTCCGACGCGGCCAAGAACGTCCAGAACGTGATGACTATGGCCTTTCAGGGCATCGAGGACGCGGTTGTCCAGTTTGTGAAGACGGGAAAAATTGAGTTCGCCGACCTCGTGACGAGCATCAACGCCGAGATCGCCCGGCTGGCTTTCCGGTCTATGGCCAGCCAGGCGTATGATTGGCTCGGCGGGTTGCTCAAGACCGGGCTGTCCATGGCGGGCTCGTATTTCACGGGCGGGGCTTCCACTGCCGCCGGATCGGCCGGTGGCGGGTTCGGCTACGCCGGCGAGATGTCCAGCTTCTTCTCCCGTAACGCGAAAGGCGGCGTCTACAGTTCCCCGTCGCTCTCCGCATATTCTGGGGGCGTTTACAGCTCGCCGCAGCTTTTTGCTTTCGCTAAAGGCGCGGGGGTGTTCGCCGAAGCCGGGCCGGAGGCGATCATGCCGTTGAAGCGGGGCCCGGACGGCTCGCTCGGCGTTCAGGCCGAGGGGGGCGGGGAAACCGTCGGTCTTTTGCGTGAAATCGCGTCGGCGCTCAAAGCGCAGAAGGGTACCAAAGTTGTCAACGCCATCGGCAGGGGCGCCATCGCCAACGAGCTGAGCGGGTCCGAGGGCGAACAGGTCATTTTCAATCACATCCGCAGAAATCCGCAGGCTATCCGCAGGATGCTCGGGCTATGAGTTACCTCGTCTGGCCCTGGCGGCCGCAACGCGGGATGGTCGAAAGCCTCGAATGGCTGACGGACATCATCGAGGCCCACGACGGCACCGAGCAGCGCATCCGTGTGCGTCAGGAGCCGCGCCAGAGCTTTGATGCGTCGATCATGCTCGATGACCATGGCGAGCTCTCCAAGCTTCGTGTGGGCCTCGCTGCGTGGCAACACCGCGAATGGGGCTGGCCGTGCTGGCATGAAGCCGTCAAGCTGGCGTCGGTGCTCCCGGCCGCGTCCTCGTCCATCAGCATCGACACCACGGCGTCCGACTTCAGGGCCGGCGGGCTGGCCATCGTCCACCAGAGATCGTCGCTCTACGAGGTCGTGGAGGTCGAAACCGTGGCCGCCGGCTCGCTGACGCTGGTCGCGCCGACGACCATGGAGCACCCTGCAGGCGCGTCCGTGATGCCCCTGCGTATGGCCAGGATGGCCGGCCAGGCCCGGCGCGACGACTACGCCGTGGATGCGTCCCGCTACTCGGTCACAATGCAGGTCACGGACAACACCGAGCTGACGACCGAGGCTGCTGCAATGCAGTATCTTGGCTACGACGTGTTGTCCGATCCGCTCCTGATGCCGGGGGAGACGATGCCGCGCCAAATAGAGCGTCCTCTCGACATCCTTGACCCTGGCCCCGGAGCGTGGGCCACGTTCGCGCGGACAGACTATCCTGGCGTGACCACGGACCACAAATGGATGCTACGCACGCCTGCGCAGGCATGGGCGTTCCGCCGCTGGCTGCACCGCAGGGCTGGTAGGCTCAACCCGGTGTGGATTCCGTCGCGCACGCACGACCTTGCGCTTGCCGTCCAGCCGACTGCCACGGACACGACGCTCCAGACCAGCGACGTCAACTACCGCAACGTCGGACTGAATGTCCCGGGCATGACGCACATTGCGGCGTTCTCAGCATCGGGCGCGTTCGTCTGTCGCCAGATCACCGGGGCCGTTGCCGGGAGCGCGGGGCGCGAGAACCTGACCATCAGCGCGGCCCTGGGCTTCACGGACGTGGCCCGAATTTCCTTTCTCTGCCTGCATCGTTTCGCCGCCGACCGCGTGACCATGACGTGGGACCGCGTCGGCGTGGCGACCTGCAGAGCATCCATGACGGGGGTTGCGGCATGAGCACGTATTCCGATCTCGAATCCTCCGCTCACGGCGGGCGACCCGTCGAACTTTTCCGCTTCACCCACTGGCCGACCATCTGGACCTACTCCAGCGGCCCGGAGATTGTTCACGGCGGGGAAACGTATATCCCTTATCCGATTGGGCGCGACACCATGCAGCAGGTCAAGGAACTGAGCAAGTCGCCCCTGGAGGTGCTGATTCCGCGCACGAGCAAACTGTCGCTGCTCTACCTGGCCGGGAACCCCGAGCACGTCATCACCCTGACCGTGTTCAGGCTCCATGTGGGCGCCAGTGACGGCCCAATGGTCTACTGGAAGGGCCGCATCGTGTCGTGTGACTGGCCAGACCCAGCGACGGCGAAGCTCACGTGCGAGAGCGTGTTCACGTCGCTCAAGCGTCCCGGCCTTCGAGCCCGCTATCAGCGCATGTGCAGGCACGCACTCTACTCGGAACAGTGCGGCGTGGACAAAGCGGCCTATGCTGTGTCCGGGACCGTCTCGGCAATCAATGCGGCACGCACAGTTCTGACCGTGACCGCCGCCAACGCGCTGGCTGATGGCTGGTTTACGGGCGGGATGGCCGAGACGCCAACGGGCGGATTCCTTTTTGTGACCAGCCATGTCGGTTCGTCGCTCACGCTGGCGAACCCCTGCGCGCTGGCCGTGTCGGATGCCGTGACGCTCTATCCTGGCTGTGCCCGCAACCGCGAAACGTGCAAGAACAAGTTCAACAACATTCTCAACTTCGGCGGCTGGCCCTGGATTCCGTCCCGCAACCCGTTTGACGGGAGGAGCCTCGTGTAATGTGGGTCGAACTCGGTTTTTTCGTCGCATCGCTGGTCATCGGCTATATTTTCAGGCCCAAGGTCAAATACGACTCGCCGAAGCCTGGGACAATCGAGGCCAGGGCCATCGCCACAGCCGGGGCAGAAATCCCAGTGTTGTTCGGGTCCAGGGAAATCACCGGCCAGAACATCGTTTGGTGGGGCGACACCAAGACTGTGGCCATCAAAAAGAAGGGCGGCAAGAAATGACCGAGATCAGGGCGACCATGAAACATATCCGCCAGTGCAAGATGTGCTCACGCGGAACGAGGGCGTTCTTCGCTAGGCACGGACTAGACTGGTCCGAGTTTCTGCGCACTGGCGTGCCCGTCGCGGCCCTGGAGCAAACCGGCGATGCCATGGCCATACAGGTCGCACAGGCCGCACGAGCGGAGCAGGAGTAGCGCATGGGCGGCAGCAGCAAGAGCGTAACGGTCGGCTACAAATATTACGTCGGCATGCACATGGCGCTGTGCCACGGGCCAGTGGACAAGCTCGTGCGCATCATGGTCGGCGGGAAAAAGGCTTGGGTGGGCAATCACACCGGCGGGACCCTGGCCATCGACAAGCCGGACCTGTTCGGCGGCGAAAGGCGCGAGGGCGGCGTCAGCGGTCAAATTGACATTGAAATGGGCGCACCTGGCCAGGGCCAGAACTCATACCTGGCGGCCAAACTTGGCGCGGATCTTCTCCCGGCGTTTCGCGGGGTGTGCTGCGCCGTTTTGAGGCAGTGCTACATTGGTTTGAACCCGTACCTCAAAGACTGGGGTTGGCTGCTCCAGCGCATCCATACGCGAAAGAATGGTGAGACGCAGTGGTATGACGCCAAAGCAGAGATCGGGTATTATTTTGTTGACGATCAAATTCCGCCCACGACGTTACCACGCAAAGACCTGTTTTTGGTTGGGTCGCAGTGGAGATATAGAAATGTTCCACAGTCAGACGTTGATAGCTATATTGGGAACATGGCATCAACTGGATTTGGCCCGATAGTTAATAAATTACCTCATCCGTCTAGCGATTTGCCTTTTTTGAACGAGAGCGTAACAGCAACAACAATTCTTGATGTTATGGATAATTTATGGGCAGAAAAATACATATACGTTGATGATAGGCGCCCTGTCCATATATACTTTAAGCACGACAATTATCTTACCGTTTGGATTGATGGCGTACAAATTGCTTCCACTCTACTTTCTCCTTTTGTTTCGAAGTGTGTTTTCAATCCTACAAGAAAAACACACACGCTGACGGTTCGCGTAGTAGAAGCAAATCCTCCGGCAACTACAAATTATAAGTACCTTGACGCATATGCGTATCAGGAAGCCTCGGAAAGCGCAGGGCAATACCTGTTTGGCGATTTCGCGGACATGAACCCGGCCCACATCATCCGTGAATGCTTGACCGATGCAAACTGGGGCATGGGCTATCCCGAAGAAGACATGGGCGATTCGTTCGTGGTCGCCGCTGACAGGCTCTATTCCGAAGGCATGGGCATTTCGATCCTCTGGAGTCAGCAGACGAGCATCGAGGATTTTGTTGAAGAGATTATCCGCCACATTGACGCCGCGCTCTACGTTGACCGCACGACAGGGAAGTTTGAACTGAAGCTGATCCGCGACGACTATGACGAATCGTCGCTGCTCGTGCTGGATCAGTCGAACATCAGCCGTGTTGAAGGGTATTCGAAGCAAACACTGGCCGAACTCGTCAACGAAATCACCGTCACATACGATTCGAACGAGACTGGTCAAGCGGAAACGGTGACGCTCCAAAATCTGGCGATGATCCAGCAGCAGGGCGCGATCATCCCGGCTACAGTCGATTATCCCGGATTCGCTAACCAGGCCATAGCAGCCAGAGTCGCAGCTCGTGACCTCAAGGCCATGAGCACGCCGCTCGTAACGGCCACGATCTATGCCAACCGCGAGGCGGCTGGGCTCAACATCGGAAGTTGCTTTGTCTGGAACTGGCTCGAACAAGACGAGGACGGAAACGGCATTGCGACCTCGTACATCATGCGCGTCACAGAGATCGCGTTCGGCGACGGCGTGGACAACGTGGTCCGCATCCAGTGCGCCCAGGACGTTTTTGCGCTTCCGGACATCGTTTACGTCGAGGCCAAGCCGACCGAGTGGACCGACCCGTCAGTGGCGCCGCTCCCGGCAACTCCCCGCCTGGTCATGGAGACGCCCTACTACGAGATTGTGCGCCAGTTGGGCGAAGTTGATGCTGCGGCGAAACTGTCTGGATTGCCAGGACTCGGCTATCTGACGGTGGCCGCAGGGCGTCAGGCTGCGGAGATCAACGCCGAGCTGCAGGTTGATTCCGGCGCCGGGTACGTCGAGGGCGGGACGCTTGATTTCTGTCCCTGCGCGGCCCTGGACGGCGCAATCGGTCACCTCGACACAACCGCGACACTCAAGGACGGCGTGGATCTTGGCGAGTTCGTATCCGGCAGCCTGGCCCAGATTGGCGACGAGATCATTGTCATCGAGTCCATCGTGGGCGGCGTGGCCACGATCAGGCGCGGGTGCCTGGACACCGTTCCGGCCGCGCACCCGGACGGAGCCGCCGTCATCATCTGGGACGGCTACGTGGCCAGTGACGACATCGAGTATGTCGCCAGTGACGCGCTGGATGTTAAAATCCTGACGATCACAGGCCAGGGGCCGCTTGCCATCACAGATGCTCCGGTTGACTCCGTTGTGATGGGCCAGAGGGCTATCCGGCCGTACCCGCCTGCGAACGTCAAGATTGGCGGCAAAGACTACCCGCCCAGGGTCGTGGCCGACGACCTTGTCGGCATCGTCGCCACCTGGGCGCACCGGGACCGCCTGCAGCAAACCGGCGGCACCGTCCTTGGATGGACGGACGCGAGCGTCGGCCCGGAAACGGGCGTGACGTATTCTGCCAGGCTGGTGCGCACGGACACAGCGGCCGAACTCGCCTCGTCCACTGCCATCAGCGGCACGACTGTCACATTCACGCCTTCCTATCGCGGCCAGGTGCGGCTGGAAGTGTGGTCGGCGCGTGACGGGCTGAAGAACTTCCAGACTTTCTCACACACCTTCGATTACGTTTCGCAACTGCCCGTGTACCATGGCGCATCGCAGGTGTATCACGGCACAAACGAGGTTTACCATGAAATTTGAACCATTGCTTGATGGACCCGGCGGCACACAGTTCGCCGTTGCTCCTGACTCCATCGCCATGACCGAGGAAGTCTATGTCCTGACCGGCACGACTCCAAGCCTCGACCCTGACCTCGGCACTATCCAGACGTGGACACTGGCCGGCAACTCCACGCCCGCGGACACGCTCACCGATGGCCAGTCTATGACGCTGATGATTGACGACGGGTCCGCGTACTCAATCACATGGCCGACGATGACGTGGGTGGGAGGCACAGTCCCTGTTTTAGAGACCACCGGCTACACGATGATCGTCCTCTGGAAGGTCGGCACGACGTTGCGCGGCATGCTGGTCGGGACGGTCGTATGAAGCTGGCGAAGCGTTTGATGGCTGCACGCGGCGGCACGTGGAGTCTGGCGGAATCGCTGGCCGCACAGATCATCCATTTCGGGAAAGCGGCCTCGCTTACTGTTGATAGCGGCTTGATAACCTCCGCCGCAGATCAGTCTGCCAATGGTCGAAACGCATCCGCGTCTGGGTCAGCTCGTCCGACGCTTTACACTGACGTCTACGGCCACACCTGGGCTGACTTCGACGGCGTTGACGACTTCATGACGATTTCAGTGCCGCAGGTTGTCGGTTCCGGTATTTTCGTCGTGGTAGATACTACGGATTTGCAGGCAGGCGATAGGGCGTTGTTTGACAGGTCTGTGGGTGGCGCGCCGTACCCGCCGAATTTTTATGTTGGTCGCGAATCATATAATTACCAACCAAGTATTTTCTGGGGCTGGGAGTACAGGGGCTCTCTGGCGTCAGGGCTGCAAACAAAAGCCTTGCTTGAATTTAGGTTTGGGTCTGGCGACTGTGGCATACGATTAAACGGAGGGACGGAAAGCACCTTTTCATCACCATATAGTGTCATATCCACATGGACACAAATAAACAGCAACAGCACGCAGCGCTCAAAGCTGAAAATCGGCGCATATGCGGTTTTGAATTACGTTTACGATGCGGCGATAAGACAGAAAGTAGAGGGTAGGTTGCTCCATGATTTCGGCCTGCAATCGCTGCTTCCGGTTGGACACCCTTACAGAACAATCGCCCCGTGAGGTGACACATGATCCATAAAATAATTGACGGCAAACTGGTCCCAGCCAATCTCCGGGCCGACTTCCCGAACACATCCTTCTCCGCTGACCTCTCCCGCGCAGTCCTCCCCGATGGCTACGTCTGGGTCGCGCCATCCGCGCCGCCCGAGTGCGGCCAGTTTGAGCGCGTCGAGCCTGCCGAACCTGCGCAGATTGACGGCGTTTGGACGCAGCAATGGGCCATTGTTCCGTGGGCACCGGAAGAGGTGCAGGCGTGGCGCTCTGGCCTGTCCTGCGGCCCGCTCCAGCTTCGGCGCGCCCTGCGCCAACTCGGCATGATGGCGACCGTGCAAGCGGCCATGGCCCAGGCCGACGAAGAGACGCAAGAGGCCTGGGAGTACGCCAGCGAGATCCGGCGCGCCGACCCCATGATCGAGGCCGTGCGCGTGGCTCTCGGCAAGACAGACGAGGAGGTGGACAGCCTTTTCCTGCTGGCGCAGACGCTCTAGGAGGGCATCATGGCAGCACAGACAGACCCGCGCTTTGGCCTCGCATACGGCTGGACGCTTGGCGAGAATGGGTGGAACACCGGCATGGACGCGAACCTGCTCAAGCTGGCCCGCGTCGGCGTCCACCTTTCGGTCAAAGACCGAGACTTGGCCACGCCTCCGGCATCGCCCGCAACCGGAGACACCTATATCGTTGCCGACGCGGCAACCGGGGCCTGGGCCGGGAAAGAGGGTCAGGTCGCAATATGGTCAGGGTCGGCGTGGGTGTTCTACGCGCCCCGGATCGGGTGGGTGGCGTACATTGAGGACGAGGAAAAGTTGAGCGCCTACAAGGCGGCTGGGTGGTCTGCTGGAATTTCCATTTAACGCGCCGATAAACGCAAAAAAGCCCCACCCGCTTGGTCTGCGAGTGGGGCTTCTTGTCTGTCGATCATCTGACCACTCGATGCTCTTCTTGCGCTTGAACGCCTGGCACTCGGTCTTCTTGCAGTGGCTCGGCAATATGTGATTGTTCTTGGCCAGGAAGGTTTCCTCGCAGCAGACGCAAGTGACTTCAACGTAGCCCACGGCTCTGCTCCTCCTCAAGCTCCTGCACCATCAGATGGATGCACTCGCGGCAGAAGTTGTCCAGGCTCTTATCCAGCGCGCGCCGCAGCTCGTAGTCGGCCACAGCGTTGTAAATCAGGATGTCGGCCCGGGCCTGGCTCCAGGCGTCGATGACAAGGGCCGTTGTGAATACGCATAGCAGCGCCATAAAAAGAAGAACGACGCCGCCAAGGGTGTTCATTATCGTCAGGACCGACTCCATACGATGCCCTCCATTTGGCCGCATGGTTTGAGTTCGTGGCAGACGCCGCCCCGGTAGACGCACTCGGGGACCAGGAACCGGGTAAGCGCCGGGTCAACCGTGCACATCGCCTTGCGGATCAGGACCATGACCTCCCGGGTTTCCTGGCTGGCCTTGTGGCAAAGGCGCTTGCGGCCCATGTTGACGAGCGCCTGAGCGTTGACGAGCATGGCGTGGTTCGTCGGCGTCAGCCGGTTCGCAATCTCCTCGGCGCCCCTGTCCGTCCGCATGGTCTGCGCCCAATGTTCAACGCCTACTTTATGGCGGACAAAGTGGACAGAGACGAAGTTCGGAATTCCTAGCATTTCTACCCAGAAGAGTTGCGTGCGGATCGGGCTGTGCTCCGCCCGGTACAGCCTGTCCAGGGTTATTTCCGTATCGGCATGGCTGTGCAGCGTAAACTTGCACGCCTTCTGCGCTAGGCCGGTTCCTGTCAATTTCTGCACTGTCACATTCATCGTTACCACCTCTCTCCCCGTTTAACTTTGTAGATAAGGCTTTCGCTAACCCCGAATTCCTCCGCCAGCAATTGCACATTTTCTTCGCGTCTAATCCGTTTCACTTTCTCCTTGTCAAGTTTTCTACAGTGTTCACCTACGGCGGACAGGTTCCTGTTTGCTAGGTTTTCCCTCTTTGTAACCCACCTACAATTTTCTGGGCTGTACCAGCCGTCGTTGTCTATACGGTCAATTTGCAACTCTTGGGCGTACCCATTGCTCAACGCCCAAGATTTGAAGACCTGGTAATCGGACCAAGCGGGGCAAACGCGCACTCCCCGCCCGCCGTACCGCGAAAACCTGGTGCTTTTCGGGTTTGAACATCGCTGGTGCATACTCCTGAATACAGCGTAAATTTTACGATGCTCGGAAGGATTTTTCTTTTTCGCGTCTCCATGTTTCAACGGCTTTTTATTTTTTGCACACCCGCAGCTTTTCAGTATTGCTACGTTTGACGTGCAGTGCTCGAATTCCCGTCCACAGTTCAGGCACCTATACAAGGCAAATCTCCTAGCCCGCCCAGCATATGCACGCATGTCCAAATCTTTGATATGGGCGACGTTCATAGGTTTCCTCCTGTTTCCAGTAATATCTTTCTGGCTCGTTCCTCCCACTCCGGGAACACGCCGTGCACTTGGGCCGATTCCACCAGCGTCCGAAGCTCCTTGAACCAGGGGTGCCCGCGCATCTTGCGCTCGAATTCAGCCTGGGCGGCCGCGTCCTGCTTGGCCCGGGCCATGTCGTAGGCCCGGGCTCTTTTCACACGCCGCTCGTACACCTCGTAGGGGTCGTGGAACTTGCAAAACCGCGTCCCGTCAGGGTACTCGCGCGTTGCGTTCATGGAACATCGTTTCCATTCCTTGGTGGCCTTGTCGAAGACCTGTCCTTGGCATCGCATCCATGTTCTCCTTGGGCCGCCAGCAACTCTACGTGGTAGGCAACGCTCGCGCTCAACTGCTCCACGAGTTCGAGGTGCTGGATGATTTCCTTCACGAGCCGGTTGGATACCGGCTTGCCCTGCTTCAAGGTGTTGATGAGGTCCCTTGTCGTCACTTGTACCGCAACCTCAACCGCGTTTTGAGTTCCGCGACCTGGGTTTGGAGTCGCATGATTTCCTTCTCCTTCTCGGCCACGACGCGGCCGGCGGCGAGGACGTAGCCGCAGTAGTCTTCGAAGTTGCAGGCCGCGCACAAGTTCTTCTCGATGGATTCCGGCGTCCTGCGGACGCCAAAGCAAGCCGGGTATTTGCTCATGTTTCACCCTTTGCGATACCGGGTTCCTCGCCAACCAGCGGCGGCGACGGGCAGACCATCCGCCCACGAGGGCACGACCGACAACAGGTGGCCGAACTCCTCAACCGATCCATGGCCAACCGGATGCTCGGAGAGCACTTCGTCGTGGACCGTCAGGACCACAGGGTACCCATGTTCCTCGACCCGGAACATGCCCTCGACCATCACATCCCTGGACAATGCCTGGACGCAGTTTTCTGTAAAGAGGCCACCATAACCCTTTGATTTTACAAACTTTCCAGTCTGCGAATCGGTGGCCATGTAGGTGACGACGCGCTTGGTTTCGCCCCAAGGCATCTCGGCCTCTTCCAGGGCTGGGAACGGGTAATGGAGGAGCCGGCCCGACGGGAGCCGGCAGAGCAGGAAGCGGCCGTCCTGGGACAGCTTGTACGCGATGGCCCGGTAGCTGTAGGCTTTGCCCGGGTGCGCCACGGCCATGAGCGCGGCCTCCTCCAGCGAGTACCACAGGGCGACCACCATGGGGTGGGCCTGGCGCCACAGCTTCACCAGCTCGGCCGCCTGGTCGTCAGGCACCTTGACTCCGTAGACCGCGGCCATGGATTGGAAGGCCCCGACGCCGCCCTGGTACCCGCAGTTGTGGACGATCAGGGGTCCGCGCTCCGTGAGCACCATGAAACGATTACGCGGCCCGCAATTTACCAGATCGTACACCATACGGGCCCTTGCATCTGGCCTGCTCTTCGATGATCTCCTCTGGGGTACGCCCTTCCCGTATCTTTCGAAGGACGGTTCCGACCCGGGCGTACCCGGGGCAATGTTGTTTCCAGAACTCGGTTCCAGACATTCGTCGTCCTTGGTATTCAACCCAGTTGGTGTTCGTTCGGTTGTGTTGCTGACGTTGGATGGACACGAAGCGCAGATTTCCCGGTTCATACCCTTGGTTGTTGTTGATTCTGTCGATGGTAAGCTGTGGGTCGGTGCACCCAGGGAGAGAGGCAAGGTATCGGAGGAACGCATGTCGGTCTTCAACCCATGGTTTGAACACGGTGATACCCCGCCCCCCGTACTGCGGAAACTGCCGGTGGTTTTCGTCAAGGCATCTCCCGTAGATACTGGAGATTCTGCCATTGAGGCGTCTTCGAATCCCTGGTGGAATGTCCCCGTACCTGGTCCTGGTTTCTGCTGCCTTTGCTCGTCCGCAAGTTGAACACCGGGAAGTCGCTCCTTTTCGAAGATTCGACTCGGCCACCACAATTTCCCGGCCACAAGAACACCTGCACTGAATGCCTCTGCATCCGCCCATTTTTCCGCGCATGATGGCAATGACGACAAGCTCGCCGTATCGAGCGCCGATTGCAGGAGACGGGGTTCTTCTTTCAAATCTTCCGCAGTTGCCCATTTGTCCTCCGTTACCCACACGTCCCCCATGAGGAAAAGGTGGTCTGGTGTTACCTCAATACCCAAGAGCCGTACACATTCTTTTACCCCTCGTCCAGCGATCCCGCCGTGGGCTACAAACTCGACTCCGTCCCACACGCGGTCAGTTTTTGTTATCAATACCAACGGCTTCCACCCAGTATCCGTCAATACCGGGGTGTCACCGGCCAGGCACGCAAGCTCCATGACCTTGCCGATCTGCCGGTTGTCGCTCGTCACGGATTCGACTGGGATGTTGAAGGCCCGGCTGTAGGCCAGCTTGTAGTTGTCCTCGCCCTCCCCCTTGTCGTAGGCCCGGAAGGACTCGACCTTCCACTCCTCGCCCGCCAGCCATGCCACGCCACGGCCCTCGATGTTGGAGAAGTCCGCGCAGGTGAACTCTTTGCCCTCCCCGGGCGTCAGGACGCCGCGCAGGCAAGTGGAGGCCACGGCCATGGGGTCGCCCCAATACGCCTTCACGCCCTCGACATCGTCCATCAGCACCATTTCGATGGCCGGCTCCGGGTCCTTGAACTTCCCGCGGGGGAAGTTGTGGGGCTGGATGCCCCGGCCCGAGAACCGCCCCGTGCCCGCCCCGTGGTACAGGATGGACCCACGAACCCGTCCATCCATCGACGCGCGGTTGAGGATCGCTTCGTACTTGGCCACGCTGGACAGGGCCAGGGACCGGCGAATTTCCAGCAGGCGCCGGGCCTCGCCCTGGACGCGGGGGTCCTTCAGGGCCGCCAGCACGGACGACGCTTTCACGTCGGCGAGCTGGAGGTCGTCGGGCAGGGATTTGTTGACGTGCGCTTTGAACTTGGCGGTTTGGCGGGGGCTTTGCACCTCGCCGTTGGTGATCGTGGCCAGGTCGTCCAACAGGTCCGCGGTGTGCTGCTCGACCATGGCGACCATCTTGTGAGCGAGTTCCGTGTCTGTGTTGAGTCCTCGGGCGTTGATTTCCTGATCCATTTGCCAGACCCGCAGTTCGCGGGCCGGTAGGTCGGCCAGGGCCTTGGACGCCGCGTGCTCCGCTTCCACGTCCTGGAGGCAGTACCGACACAGGGCCAGGATGTCGTCGGGGTCCTCGTGCCAATGAATGAGCGCGTCCGCATCCATGACGTTGCGCCATTCCCAATCCTCGGCGTGGTGCCACCCGTAAGCAATGGTTTCGTAGAGGGAAGCCTGCATTTCCTTCAGGTCTTTCCACGGGATGGAGTATTGATCCTCGAAGGGCTTCCACTCGGCCCGCACCAGCTTCTTGGGCCGGCACATCTTCCGCATGATCGCGGCGCCAACGTCGTCCTTCTGGACCTCCACGCCCAGGACTTTGCAGAGTTCACCCAGGCCGCGGGGGAGCGAGTGGTACGACGCCTTGGCCAGGGAGCAGCGGAGCTTGTCCAGGGGCAGCATGGGGACGCCGTATTTGCGGGAGAAACAGTTCTGCCACATGGCGCGCTCGAAGGACGCATTATGTGCCTCTATTTGTTCAGCTTTTTGGATTAAATCGGTGATTTCGTCGAGGGTTATCAGGGGGAGTTCGTCTGCCAAATCCCATCCGGCGTTGGACTCCACCTCAAGGTGGTGCGCGGCGGCAAAAGCCAGTTTCGGGTTCACCCAAATCCGCCCCGGTTTTTCGTCTTCCTTCACCGCCAGGCACATGATGTCCGTGGTCGGGTCCTCGGAGTAGACCCACTCGCCGCAGTCCTTCAGGTTGATGCAGGACCGGGTTTCAAAGTCGATTGTGAGCTTCATCCCTTCGACCTCCCGAGGTACGCCAACACGCACAGGCCCAACACGCCGATGATGCCAAACACGATGACCTGGGCCAACAGGTAGGTGGACTCCAGCGGGAGCCGGTGGAGCCGGGCCATGTGCTCGGCCAGGTTGACAACACAGAACCATGCGATGTGCCAGAACACGATAACGATGCAAATAGTTGTGATAATTCCGATTATGAATTTCATAAGTACCTCCTTTTCGCGGCATCCGCCCCGGACGTACAGACAAGCACGTTTGCAACCGTGCCTGGCTGGTGGCGCCAGCCCCCGGGGCGGGTAGCCCGGAAAAGAGGGAGCCCCGAAGGGCTCCTTGCTACTCATCGCCGGGCGGGACAGGATCGCGGCCTTCGACCGGGAGCCCGAGCAGCTTGTTCATTTCGTATATCGGCAGCGCCGGCGGGAGCGGCGCGGCTTCCTTGGGCACGAAGGGCTCCATCTCGGGCCATGCGTCCAGGAGCGACTTCACCGTGGAGAACTTGGCCAGGATGGCGTCCGTCTTTTCTCTCGCTTCATCCCGCTTTTCGAAAAAGGCGTCGATGCGCTGCTGCAAATCCTCGAACAGCGGCCACAACGCGCTGTCGCGGGCCACTTTCAGGTAGCCGTCAGACTCGCGGTATAAAACTGGTATATCGTTTTTAAGCCGGACCTCCCAATAGCGGCCTTTCTTGAGGCTGTGCAAGGAAGCCCCGTGCATAAACACTTCGTCCAGCCTGCCGGGTACCCCGTCTACAGATATGAAGAACTTGTCCCTTTCCTTGAACCACCCTTTCGGCCAATCGCCTTTTATCTCAAGGCCCAAAGCGACCCCGGAGCACAGACTCACCGCCTCCTCCAGCAGGGCCTTTTCCGTTTCAGCGAACCGCCGCTCGATAACCTTGTCGCGGATGGACCTCCGCATTTCCTTCGTCAACTTGATGCTCGCCACACAGCTACCCTCGGGTTTGAAATTGTGGGAGCCCCGAAGGGCTCCTTGCTACTTGGCCTCGAAATAAGCCTTGAACTTCACGACCTTGAAGGGGCCCGTATCGACCGGCCCGAGGAAACCACGGTTGGCCTTGACTCCCTTGTGCTCCTTCACATGGAACCGGCCGAACTTGTGGATCGCCAGCTCGCCCTTTTCCTTGACGGTGTTCTCGACGGCGCCGAGGAAATCCTCGACCAGGGCCTTGGCCTTTTCCTGCGTGATGCCGTGGTTCTTGGCCAGGGCGGCAACGATGAGTTTCAGATCGGACATTACTTTTGCTCCTTGATTATGTGGTTAGAAATTGGAGTCGTCGAACCCGGAACCGGCTTCTTCGTCTTCCCATTCCTCGAAGTCGGCGCCGGAGCCGGAGAAGCGGGTGCCGTCGTCCTCGAGGACCTGGAGGCCGTTCAGATACACGCCGATGCCCTTGGCCTTCGGCGTCTCGTACCCCTTGATGTAGAGGCGCGCGCGGCAGATGAGCCCACCTTCCACGTCCATCGGGTCCAGGATGGGCGTGCGGGTCTTGTCCATCAGGACCGGGGGTTTCTGGCGATTGCCCTTCGAGTCCTTGGCCGACTTCGTGGCCTTCAGGAAGAAGTGCCCGGGGAACCCGTCCCAGGTCACGGTGTCGCCGTCGCGCAGCGGGAAGCCGTCCTTGTTGTTCGGGGACAGGTAAGTCTTGAAGTCGATGGCGTTCAGCGGGGACGGCCACTTCTTGCGGTCGGGGCCCCAGGTGATTTGCGCGGCCTCGTAGAGGGCCTTGCGGAGTTCCATGACGGCTTCCTTGTCGGTGTCCTTGTCGAAGAGCATGCTGATTCTCCACTTGGGCTTGCCGTCATTGTCGTATTCCTGCGGTTCCCCCAGGACGGGGAAGGCAACGCGGAAGGGCTTGGTCAGAAGTTCAACACCTTTTTCGGCCATGGTTTTTTCTCCTAGAATTCGTAGGTTATTTCGTCGTCAGTATCGGGGAACATCTTTTCGGCCGGCACATACCGGGGCCGCTTGTCGTACTCGGGGGCGACCTGGAGGCCGTGGGAGACGACGAGCAGCCCGTCCAAGGTCGCCTCGATCTGCTTGGGCTTCATCCCGCACAGTTCTTTCAATGCCTTCTCCATCTGGGCCGGGGACTTTGGCTTCACGTCGTAGAGGTCCTGCTTCAGGAGCTGGAACAGCGCGCCGTTCTTTTCCTCGAAGTCCTCGATCCATTTCCGGTTGGCCCGGCCCTCGACGAGCTTCAGGCCGGGGATCGCGTCCGGGTTGACCCGGAGGTCGTCCTTCGCCGACTCGTAGACCGCGGACAGCCACTTCTCGATCATGGGCTTGTATTCCAGCACCTTGGCCTTCTGTTCGGGCGTCATGCCTTCGGCCGGGGGAAGCGCGGCTTCCTTCACCGCGGGCAGACTCCCGTCGAAGTCCAGGTCCACTACCTCAGACACGCGCTTCCGCATGGCCGGGCACACGTCCTTGCCGTCACACCAGTTGCACCACTCGCCCAAGGCCAGCGGCGCGTTCGGGTCCTCGGTCGCCTTCACGGCCGGCACGAGGTCGTAGTCGGCCCACATCAGGAGTTCGGACGCATCGGTCGCCCAGGTTCGCACCGGGCCGTCCTTGTGGAGCGCGCGGGGTTGGACGATGCAGAGTTCGACGGTTGAGAGTACCTTGTCCTCGTCGAACCGGGCCAACGCCCCGAGGCCATATATTTTGAGCTGCGGGTTGTCCTCGACCTGGACCGGCTTGAAGGCGCCGTACTTGAAGTCATAGACCTTCATCCGGCCGCCGAGGTGGTCGATGATGATGGCGTCACAGGTCCCGAACAGGTCCTCGTGGTAGCTGGCCAGATGGAACCGCTCTTCGATCAGAAGCGTGGCCCCGATCATCTCTTCCACGTCCAGGCGGATGGCCCGGACGTAGACGCGCACGGCCTCGGCCATTTCCTCCGTCACCTCGATCTCGAAGCCGTCCTGCTGGAACATCTGCCCAACGAATATCCCCGGGCCGTCCCCGCTTTTCAGGCACAGCTCGGCAATGTGGTGGGCGACGGTGCCCTCGGCCATCCATTCCTGCGGCTGCCGTTTCCGGCCCCGGCACATTCGCCGGGAGCCGGGGCAGGGAATCCATCGGTCGGCCTTGGACGCGCCAATCTCTGAATGGACTCTCTCTTCGATTTCGCTCATACGCCACCTCGCACCGCCGCGTTACGCGCGGCTTCGACGAAGAACTTGTACTCGGCCTGCACCACGTTGTAGGGGCGGGGTTCCCCCCGCCCGTTCACGCGGATCGTCCAGTTCCGGCGCTCTTGCAAGCGCTGCTGCTTGCGGTTGGACCGCGCGTATTTCTTCATGGCTAGAAGCCCTTCTTGGCTTCGATGGCGTCCATGATCTTGTGGAACTCGGCCGGGTTGACCTCGGCGAGCGCGGCCTTGCCGGTGGCCTCCTTGATGAGCGCGATGCCGGGGCCGGAGTCCTTGGCGCCGATGGACTTGCAGTACCCGAACAGGGCGGCGCGGACTTCCTCGATCTTGTACTTCTTGGGTTCCTCGGCCGCCGGGGTGGAATCGCCGAAGTCGAAGGACTCCTCGGCCGCCGGGGCTTCATGGGCAGCCGGGGCTTCATGGGCAGCCGGGGCTTCCTGCGGGGCGGGGGCCTCGGTCGTCGGCTCGGACAGGCGGTCCAGGAGGAGCTGGTGGAGCTGCTGGCCGGTCATCTTCGCGTCGAAGGGCAGGCCCACTTTGTTGGCCAGGGCTTCCATGGCGGCGCGCTTCTCGGCGGTGTAACGGTTCATCACCTTTTCCTTCAGCGGGTCCCAATCGGTTGCGGGGACGGTCATTTCAGCGGCGCCGGCGGCCTTCATGGTTTCCGCGGCCTTCATGGTTTCCGCGGCCTGCGCCGTCACGTTGCTCACCAGACGTTCCTGGGTGCCGATGCGGTTCAGCATGGCGTCGTACTGTTCGACCTGCTTTTCCAGGGCCACGGCAATGCGTTCGAGAATGGATTCAAGACTCATAGTGATATTCCCCTCATTTGGTTGAACTACCGCGGAGATGATCTTCTCCTTGCGGGCTACAGATTTCGCCATCCTGGCGTCCAGGGAGCCGTCGAAGCAGATGTATTGCACGAGGACTCCACGATCCTGGCCGATGCGGTGGATACGGTCTTCGGCCTGGGCCATCACGCCCGGTACCCACGAAAGTTCCGTGAACACGGCTACGCTTGCGGCGGTGAGCGTGAGCCCCACGCCCGCCGCCTGAAGATTTCCAACGAACACCCGCACAGCCGGGTCGTTCTGGAAAGCCAGCACGGCCTGGTGCCTGGCCTTCATCGGGGTGTCCCCGGTGATCGAAACCGCCTTGACCCCGACCAGTTCCAGAATCCGCGCGATGACTTCCTTGTGGTGGGCAAACACCACGACTTTGGGTTCCTGCTCCAAGATGTCCTTGATGTGCGCGACCGCCGGGCCGACCTTGGCCAGCCCGAGGAATCGACGCGCCTTTGCCAGATCGCCCATAGCCGCCGCTTTGACCCCGTCCTGCATGAGGACGGCCGCGTTCTCGTGCTCGACCTTCAGAGCGTCCCTGATCTCCCGATTCGCAGGCAGGAGGATCGTTTGCCGAATCTTCTCCGGCAGCTCGGTCAGCACGTCCCGCTTGAGACGGCGGAGCATGTAGGGCTTCAGTCGTTCCGCGAGTTCCGCGGTGTTGGACGCGCCGTCGATGTTCCACCTCCCGTAGCGGTCCCGGTGGGCGCCGCAGTAGCGGAGGACGAAATCGCGGAATCTCGGCCATTGCCTCGGGTCGATGCACCGCAGGAGCGTCCAAATTTCTTTCGGCCGGTTCAGAATCGGCGTGCCGGTCAGGAGCCATTTCCTTTCCGCGGGGATGGTGAGCACCATCTTGGTACGCTTGGATTCCCGGTTCTTGATGTAGTGGGCCTCGTCCGCAATCAGGGCCGGCCAGGGGTGGCCCAACGATACGGTGTGCCGGTCGAGGATGTCGTAGTTGACGATCACGATGTCCGCGCGGGGCCAGGAGGTTCCTTCGGCTACCCCTACCGAGGACCCGGTGGTCAGCCAGGTTGCCAGCTCGTCGCGCCAGTTCAGTTTGAGGGTTGCCGGGCAGACGATCAGCGCCCGTCGGATATTCAAAAGGTTCATCGCCGCGATGGTCTGTATCGTCTTGCCGGTGCCTTGCTCGTCGGCCAGGATGGCTCCACGGCGGGAGGCCAGGAACTCGGCGCCGGCCTTCTGGTATGACCTCAACCCGCTTTTTTCTTGTTCTCCCATCTTTTTCTCATGTGCAACCTTGCATGTTCGGCATGAGTCAACACCAGTAGGTTGTCGGGGTTGTTATTCAGCTTATTCCCATCAATGTGGTGAACCACTTCGCCTTTGGATAACTGGCGGCCTATTAGTTCTTCCGCAGCACTTCTGTGCGTGTGACGACCATTTGTCTTCGTATAGGTCTTTCCTTCGGATTTTCTTCGCTGCCTTTCGGCGGCGAGGGCCCCGGCTTTCCGGCCCTCGCCAATTTGATGGCATTTATACGAACAGTATTTTGACTTATCTCTTCGGTACGGTATAACGTAGTATTTTTCGCCACATACCTCGCACGTTAAGAGTTCATTTCCCTTCTTTTCCTCAAAAAGTTTTTTGCGGTAATTTGTATGGCAAACAAAAGAACAAAACTTTTTTGGACTGCTAGGTAGCGCGGTAAATTCGGCCCCGCACTCAAGGCACGAACGTCTTTGCTGCATACAACTCCAAAGGGTTTGAGATTCATGGTTTAGTTGAAGCTGATGGTAATGGCCGCGGGCCGGGGGTCTTTTTCGCTTTCAAGAACGATGGTTTTGCGGAGGGCCGGCGCCGTGGTGTCGCCTACCGGGGTGAACGTGATCTCCCAGATGTCTTCGTCATTCTCGGCCATGGTAACGCGGTACTCGGGAATGATGTCGCCCTGGCGGACAACCGGGAATTGGTCGCCGTAGGCAATGATCTCCGCGGTTTCAAATTTGTGCCGGATGTCAACGATGGCCAGGTCGTGCTGAACCATCCGCAAGAGATGATATTCCTGCATGAAACGTCTGGATGCCTCGAAACGAATGAGCCGCCTTTCAACTTTTTTGCCGCGCATAGAATCCTCACAGATTAATGGTTTGCGCGGGTTTCCCCGCAACGAAAGACGCCTCCAACGGGGCACGGCCACAAGCCCCGTCCGACCAACATCATCGATATGTCTCTCTTGTAATCCCAAGCCGTTTCTGTTGGAGGCGTCTTTGATTGCGGGGCCCCGAGGTGGGGCCCGCGAGGTCACGAATCCATTCCGGCGATTTCCGCTTGCAAGTCTGCGTAAAACTTCGAGCAGTAAACTATCTCGCCGGTTTCTTGATTAAGAAAAGTTGCCCAGTATTCTCCGATGCACGATATGTCCACGAGGTTGGACCTGTTGTAGCCGGCGGGGAAGCACGTTGCTGCTCCGGGGCCCCACGTTATGTCGTATTTTGGTGCCATGATGAACTCCTAGCAGAAGAAGGTTATCTCGTCTTGCCCATCTCGGCGTCGACCGCTGCGTTGAACCGCATCGTCGCGTCCGTGAACGCCTGAAGGAGGCCGAGCTGGAACTTCGTGCCGGCCAGTTCTTTCTGCGCCAGTTCCTTCTCGTCCATGGCAAAAACGCCCGTGCCCCTGACTTCAGAGCCGTCGTCATCGACGGCGATGTAGGAAACCTCGATCTTAATGTGCCCCATTTTCATACCGCCTATCTGTAGAAGTAATGAACGATGAAGGACTCGCTATTCAGTAAAACTGTCCCGATGTAGCTCCACGTTGACGCGGAAAATACGACTCCGCCGGTGAGGACGGGGAATACCTCGAATCTTTTTGTTTTCATCTCATGCCTGGGTTTTTTCACATACAGCACAGGCTTGTTGTGCTGGTCCGCCACGGTCAAAAACGTAGAACCCTCCGGCAACTCAAGTTCAATTATCCCGCTTACCGGCAACGCGTATTTGTGTATGACGTGTTCCATCGGTTCCTCGACGCTTGTAGCTTTGTACCACCGCAGGGAGCGCACCCACGCTTTGCGATGTTGGTTGGGACCGGGGCCTGGGCCTTCACGCCGCTGATCTCCCTCGGTCGGTTGGTATTCGTTTGTCAAAGAAGCGGAAGACAAGGGCAGGAGTCGAACCTGCTTTGGGTAAGCTACCGGGCAGGGGGCTCTTTTCTGATCCGCTAGGTGCTTTTAAAACTCCTCTGCGGCTTCCACCTGCTTGTCCGACCCTCGGTCGTCCCTGCCTTCCGTGAGTCCAGAAGTACACCAGTGGCCAAACCTTTGTCAACTAGGTTTGGTCACTTTTTTATCTTCTAAACGAAAATTTTTAGTAGGAGTTTTTTCGGGTAGGACAAATCTTTTCGCAGACGCCGAGGATGTTGTCATACACCTCGGAGTCCTGGATGCGGCCGGAGGTGTAGTCCTCCGTCGTGGATGGGAATATGTGCGGGATGGTCTTGGCGGAGAACAGCATGTTGGTGAGGCCGATTCCTTTGTCGGCGGCCGCCAGGCGAATGATCGCCTCCAAGCGTTCCATTGACCTCGGCGCGTATTGCTGGACGGCCCGGACGTGCGGGAACCACACCCCTGTCTGGAGAAGCTGCTCGCCCAGGAGCAACAGCTCGGCCACACTATATCCATAGATATGTGCGACCCGCTCCTTCATGGAGTCAGGCCAACCGGATCGGCCGGCCAGCAGGTTGCTCAAATGGGCCTTCTTGATTCCGAGCCTTTCGGCAAGTACAACCTGGCCTCCGCGACCTTCCCTTTTTAAAAGCTGTTTTATGGCTGCGCTGAACATTTCAGCAAGACCTGGGGCCATATTCGTCCTCCTTTCTGTTTTTGAACCGACTAAAATATAAAAACAATTCTTATTTTTCAATCCCTCATTGACAATTTTTTGCCTGCCCTATAGTTTGGCCCACATCATACCACGGCTTCGGTCGTACACAAGGAGAAAATGCAAATGAAGGCTTGGAAACGTGGAGAAAAGTCCAAGTTGGCGGCGATGACCGGGGTGTCCAAGGGGCACATCGGCAACATGCTGAACCGACGGGACAGGGCCAGCGCAGAGTTGGCGCTCCGATTGGAAAAGGCGTGCATCGAGCTGCGGATACCCATTCGAAAGGAGGATTGGGTATTCAACAGGGAGACGGATAACGAGTTCTTTGCGCCTAAAAATTAGGGGGTTCCATGACTGCGGCGTTGGACTGTGCGCTCAACTATGCGCGGCGGGGGTGGTTTGTCTTTCCGCTTCGCCCACGCTCGAAGAAACCTCCCAAGGACTTCAAGTGGCGCGAGAAATCCTCTAACAGCGAACAACAGATTCGCGCCTGGGCGCAGGGCCTCCCAGGTTGCAACTTCGGCCTGGACTGCGGCAAGTCCGGGCTCGCCATCCTGGATGTTGACTCCGGCAAGCACCCGGAGGCAACCGACGCCCTCATGGCCCTGGACATGGAGAACGGGCTCCCAAGCACGTTCCGGGTGGCGACCCCATCCGGCGGCCTGCACATCTACTACCAGGGCTCCATTCAGAACTCGGTCCAGAGGCTCGGGGCCGGCCTCGATACCCGCGGCGAAGGCGGCTACGTCGTCATCCCCGGCTCCGTTGTCCGCGAGGACGGCGTCAACGGCCACTACGAGGTTGTCAATCCCATTCCCGTGGCCCAGGCCCCTGAATGGCTTCCGAGGGTGGTAGGCGCCCCGAAGCCGAAATCCGAAATCGAAAATCCAATCCCCGTCGGCGACACGGACCTGGCGCACAACGTCGCGTCGTTCGTCGCATGGCTGGCAGATGCGGAGCCCGTCGAGGAAAACCGCAACATCACAGCCATGCACATGGCGATGCGGGCCAGGGACCACGGGTTGTCGGTCGAGATGGCGGTGAGCCTTCTGTCCCAACTCTGGTACCCGAAGATCGTTGACACAAACGGGTTCCCAATTTCCGAGATGGTGGCCACCATCCGGTCGAGCTACCGATCAGCCCAGGGGTCGTTCGGCAACGCGACGGCCGAGGCCATGTTCCCCGACGACGCCCCGGAAGAAACCCTGCCGGAGCATCACAAGCCCAAGGCACCCATGTCCAGGCCCGCCAGCTCGGTGTGCGTCCACGACATCAAACGCCGTGAATGGGTGCTCGGCACCCGGTGCATCGCCGGCTTCTGCGACGTGCTCATCGCCCCAGGAGGCATGTCGAAATCCACGTTCCTGCTGACCGAGGCCATGGCCATCGTCACCGGCCAGGAACTCACCGGCGACACGGTCCACAAGCAGGGCCCGGTCTGGTTCATAAACGGCGAGGACCCGGACGACGAACTGGACCGCCGGCTCGTGGCAGTGGCCAAGCACCACGGCATACCCATGTCCGACCTCGCCGACCTCCATGTGACATCCGGCTACGGCAAGGACGTTGCCTTCCTGGCCGACAACGGCAAGGGCCTCCAGATCAACCGCAAACGCATCGAAGACACCATCTCCCACATCAAGGACAACGGGTTCGTGCGCGTCATCTTCGACCCGCTCGTCCGGTTCCACCGGGCAAACGAGAACGACAACATGGCGATGGACAAGCTCATGCAGATCATGTCGGAAATCGCCGCCAGGACGGGCGCTTCCGTCTCGCTGGCCCATCATACCAACAAGCCGAAAGCGGCGGACGAGCGAAACGGCGATGCGAACACGGCCCGCGGGGCGTCGAGCGTCATCTCGGCGGCGCGCATCGCCCACACCATGGGCGGCCTCGGGCCGAAGGAGGCCAAGAAGATGGGCATTACCGACACGCTGCGAAAGTGGTTCGTGCGCGTGGACGACGCCAAGGCCAACCTGGCCCCGCCGGCCGACAAGGCGAGGTGGTTCAAGCGCGTATCTGTCCAGATCGAAAGCGGGGACAGCATCGGCGCCCTGGAGGTGGCCGACCTGTCCATGATCGGGGAGTGCGATTCCGAGGAGATGTCCCTGGCCCAGGCGGTCTACGACGTGATGATCTCCTGCGGCGAGTCCGAGATGTCGGTCTACGAGCTGTCCAAGACCATTGCTTCCGCCCCGGGCCAGTTCCCGGAGGTGCAGGGCGAGGAACGGACCATCCGGCGGCGCATTTCGGAGCTGTTCGAGGAGGCCATCGAGGTGTGCGGAGCACCCATTTCGCTCGTCGAGCGGAAGGGCAAGACCGGCAAAAAGACCGAAATTATCGTCCTGGGGTGACGTTAAGTTTGTGTTGCACAAACTTACAAGGTCATAATGGGCTGGGAAGTATGGTTGAGTAATACTTCGTTAAGTGAAAGTTTGGCGGAGTAATACGAAAATATAGGCTTAAAAGGGGAAATTTAATGAGATACCAAACTTTGAAACGGACAAGGGACAAACGGACAAAATGCCCATTTGTTTGTCCGTTCCTAGAATTCAAGGGTTTCTGAAACGGACAAACCGATGAAACGGACAAAAAAATTTATACTGTTATTTCAAGGGTTTATCAAACGGACAAACGGACACCCTACGGGTGCGTGTCCGTTGTCCGTTTCGGACGACAACGGGACGAACGCACTCCCTTGGGCGTAACACCAAATGGAAAATCGTGCTACGGAGGTTAAGCGTTAATGGGAAAATCACAGCGCGAAAAAGGTAAGCGCGGCGAACGGGAATTGGCCGCCCTGTTCCGCGAGTACGGCTTCGATGCCAAGCGCGGCGTCCAGCACAAAGGCGGGGTGGACAGCCCGGACGTGGAGTGCAACATCCCGGGCCTGCATGTGGAGTGCAAGCGCACGGAGGCCCTGTCGCTTTACGAAGCGATGAACCAGGCCGAGACAGACGCCGGGTTCAAAATGCCCGTCGTGTTTCACCGGAGGAATGGAAAACCGTGGCTTGCCATCCTGCACGCCACTGAACTTTTGGCCCTGCTGCGGAAGGCAGGCTTCGAGGAGGAACAATGCAAATCGTAGGATTCAGCGGGAAGATCGGCACCGGCAAGAGCACCGCGGCCAAAGCCTTGGTGTCGAAATTCCCCGAAGGGATGGCCAAGCGCGTGGCCTACGGCGACCTGCTCAAGGAGGAGGTGGCCGAGGGATTCAAGATTCCGTTGGAGTGGTGTTACAACCAGAACATCAAGGAGAACGTCAAGCTCTGTATGCCAGAACTGCTCGTCCAGGCCGGGTACTGCGAGCCCCAGACAGTCCGCACCTTGCGCCAGGTTCTCCAGTGGTGGGGAACAGAGTACCGCCGCGCCCAGGACCCGGCCTACTGGATCAAAGCCATGGCCCACCGCCTGGCCAGGATGGAACTCGACGGCGTGCGGGTTGCCGTTATCGACGACGTGCGCTTCGTTGACGAGGCCGAGTACATCCTGAACCGTGGCGGCCAGGTTTACCGCATCCTGCCCTTCCCCGGGTGGATGGCCGGCCCATACGCCACTCACACCAGCGAGACGGCCCTCGACCTTTTCGAGGACTTCACCGCCCGCTTCTACCCGCAGTTCGGCGGCCTCGATTTCGTCGCCGACACCGTTTACCGCAACCTTGCGAGGGGGCCACATGAGTAAGATTCTTGAAGCCAGTTTTGAATTTACGATGGCAATAGAGGGTGGATACTTTGACGACCCGGCCGGCGGGCCGACAAAGTACGGCGTCAGCCTGAAGGCCCACGCCCAGGACATCGGGGATCGTGACGGCGATGGAGACATCGACGCCGACGACGTGAAGCTGCTGGAGAAAGAGGACGCGATGAAGCTGTTCGCGGAGAAGTATTTCCGCGGCGACCTCCCGGCGCCCGTCGCCCTCATGTACGCCGACATGGCCTACCACCACGGAGCGGTGCGTGCGGTGAAGCTCTTGCAGACCGCTTGCAACGCATTAGGATTGCCCGTGGGGCCCGTTGACGGCAAAATGGGACCGAAGACCCGCCGCGCCATCCAGAACGCCTCCACGGCCCTCCCAGAGGCTTTCTTCGCGGAGGTCCAGCGGCATCGTCTGCGCTTCATGCGCGGCCTGTCGAATTGGGAGCAGAACCAAAACGGGTGGGAACGCCGCTGCTTCTTGTGCGCGCTGGCGGCGAAGGAGCTGGTGTAGCATGGACACCCTCGGCTGTGCCTGCCCGAAGTGCGAGTGGGAAGACTCGGAGGTCAAGAAGACGACGAAAGTGACGGGCGCGACCCTGCGGGTTCGAGTGTGCCGGCAGTGCGGGCACATCTACCCCACCAAGGAGGAGGTCCTGGAGCTTGGGTCCGCTGGAGGGTCCACGAAAAAGAATTCTGCCAATGGGAATTTGAAATTTTGAAATTGAAATTTTCAAATTTCAAAATCTGATTTTCGGATTTCGATTTGCGGATTTCCAGCCCGATCTTTTTCAAGTTCTGGCACAGCCGAGGCGGGCGATGAACGCTCGAATTTAAGTATAATATAGATATAAAGAGGAGTTGGCTTTTGCGCTGGCTCCTCTTCTTTTTGCCCGGGGGATCGCCGCGTTTCTGGAACTGCCCGGCCTCGTGGCAACCTCGGATGAAGGTGTTGACGAATCCCGCGTAAATGGGTACGCGGCAATCTACGACACCGCGAAGTTGAGAGCTACCTAGAACCGCCGCACAGCCCATCAGGAACCCTCCAACCCCCGACGCCCCGGTCCTCCTTTCCGGGGCGTTCCCTTTTCTGGCGGGGAAGATTTCGAGCTATCGAGGCTTGGAAACAGCGCCGCAGCCCCAGGAAGAAAAAAGCCCCCGGCAAAAAATAGCCCGCTGAATTTTGAAACTAAATCGCTTTATATAGGGATTCCGCTGAATTTGTGAATTTTCCGGCTGGTTGGTTGCCCAACCAAACCATACCGGAGTGGTCAAGTATGGATTGACTGTTCGCCCAACCAAGTCTTACTTGACCGCTCAAGTATGAAATTGCGCGATTCCGCCCGGAATCGCCGCCTGCGTGCCCGGCATGGTCGCCTTGGAGCGTCGCCTGCGTGCCCGGCATGGTCGCCTTGGAGCGTCGCCTGCGTGCCCGGCATGGTCGCCTTGGAGCGTCGCCTGCGTGCCCGGCAT